CGCTGCTAGTTCCAGCTAAATTAACTTGGTCAGATTTTGCCATCTTAAACCCAGCTTGAAAAGCATCTGTAGTAGTAGTGTGAAAATTTGTACCAGACCCTAGTGACCAACCAAAATACATACCAGCACCATTAGTAGTTAGCCAAGTTCCAGAAGTATCTCCAGCTATTGTAAGAGTTTTCTTTTCCCAAGTATCTGCTGAATCTATTGTATAACCAACAACAATAGAACGGTTAGCTGCTGAATTAAATCCAAAAACATAGAACGCACCAGTAAGACTAGATTTTACATGGAAGGTTAATGTGCAAGTTTTTGCACTAGAAGAACCATACATAAGATGGTTCATATTGTAACCTTCTATTGCAGTTATAAATCTTTGATATTGACTAGCCGCTAAAGATGTATCGGTTCCAGTTGTAGTAACTTTACAAGAATATTCAAAGTCTGTTGGTGCATCAGCAACTTGTTGACCAGTAAATGTAGCATCACTGTAATTACTTATTCTAAAGCGGTCTGTAATAAATGTGTCAGATGAAGATGATGCAGTAAGGGCAGAAGTTCCTCTTTGGCTTAT